CCAGTCACCAACGGAACGACTGTTATTATTATTACCCCATACACCCTGATTTTTTGCTTTACTCATAATTTATTCCTCTCCTTCTAGTCTTTCATCTCTGTGGGTTTTAATATTTGCTAATTCTATATCACGTTCAGTACGCTCTTCTTCTTTAGCGAAGTCAGCTTTAATATCAGCCAACTTCAACTTCTTCTTAGTTTCATCTTCTATTGTTACTTTAGAAACATCTGCTAGAACTTTCAAAGCATTCTCTGCTTTTTTAGCTAGACGATCTTTTTCTTTTTCTTCTGATTTCATTAGTCCAACAGCACCTTCCCTAATTGTTTGAACTTTTAAAGTATCTTCTTTAAGATTAAGTTCCCTATTCTTAAGTTGCATTTCAGCCGTATCTTTAAGAGAGGTTAAATCTAACTTTTCTTTCTCAAGCATTAATTGATCTTTTTGTAATTGAATAGTTTGTTGTTCAACAGACTGTCCCATTCCCTGTGCAGCCATCTGATTAGCTTGCATGACCTGTTGAGCAGCCTGTGCCATAGCCTGTTCAATAGCAGCAGGATCTTGTGCTCCCTGTGTTAACTGTTGGGTCATACCACTCATCTGTTCCTGATACTTCATAACAGAATGTTCTTGAATATTAGCTTGAATAACAGGAGCAATCCGTTGCATAATAGGATTAGCTCCATTAGCCGGATCTTGAAGATAAGCCATCTTCACCTGAATATGTGCTTCATGGTCCTGTCCTGGGAAAGCTGCAATTGGTAATCCTTTAGTTGCAGCCATGATATCTGATACAGGATCAAGTTTCTGTGGCTGTTGTTTAGGTGGTAGTATCTCTTCAACATTTGGCATATTAGCTGAATTAAGAATAGTTCTATTTAAGGCTTCTAAGTTGAACATACCAGGAGGCGAGTTCTGGGCAAGTTGAAGTGCCATCTGCGCCATCATCATCCTATGTGCATTTGAAGGAATATTTGGATCACTCACAGGCAAGACATCTACACGACCATCAAAGTCTTTCCTAAATATTTGCTGATTAGCATTAGGAATCTCATATGGATATTTAGAAGGTAGGTACTCATAATCAATTGAGGCCAACACCCTAAACTCATCTTTCTGAGATTTGTGGAGTCTCTTGTGGACTGCACTAAAGAACTTACTTGATGCTTCAAGTAGAGCCATTGTAGTACCAACAGGACCGTAAGAAGCATTATCCGAAATTACTTGTTCCGAACTATCAGCAAACTTTTGTCCCGTTGCTGCTACAAATGTGAGCATCTGGTAGAGAGTTGAGGAAGGCTCCTTATATGGCAAGGGAACAATAGCCTTTGAGAGATCAATACCAGTTGACTCAACTTCCTTAAATTCACCAGGAGCAATGGGATCATTGTCACCAACTACCCGTACACCCTTTGCTTTAAAACCTCCTGGTAAGTTCGCAAATTGACCTGCATCTACTAAGGCTCTCATAGCTGCCGTAGCAGTCATAGTAAGATTACCCAAGAAGTGCATTAGGCCAAACCCATAGAAACCGAACCCTGGAACGAATCTGTAATGTGTAAAGTGTATTTTCTTTTCTCTATTCGGATCGTCTTGGTTAAAGTTTCTACGAATACTTAAAACTTTTTTAGATCTTTCTTCTACTGTTACAATGTATGGAAGTGCTACTCCATCAGGATCATTGTATGGTTCAGGTAAATCAAGATAACAATGTTGTTCTAATAGAATATATTGTGGATCATTATCACTAGATGGAGAGAAGCCAAGAATAGTATTCATCTTCTCTTCCATTGCACTTTGTTCTGGAACGCCAGCTTGGGGTAAATCTACTTCAGCATAGATCCCAGCAGATGTATCCCTCTTAAGATCATTAGGACTGCGATAGATGACATGAGTGTACCTATCAGCCCTACGCAAATCACTAGCGTAATAAGAAACATAAAACTGATCAATGGGTACAAATTCCGAAACAGGGCGTTTAAGATTCGCATCATAGTAAATCTTTTTAAAAGCTGATCCTATTAATGGCAAATGAAACAGCATACGTTCAAACTCATCGAAGTATTCTGTCATCTGTTCTGTTAATTGATAATTCATGAAGTCTTTAACACGATTAGCTTGCATCTCCTTTTCAGGAGTTTGCTTACCTATAATCTGTGTCTTGACGGGTCCAGCAGCAGGAAAGAGTTCCTGTGAGGCTTTAGACTGGAACTTAACGGCAGACTCAATCAGTAGTGGATGGACAGCCGTACACGCACCCTCAAATGGTTCTGTTGCATCCTGAAGTTTCAAACCAAGTAAGTCGAAACCTCTTTCAAACATATCCTCCCAATCACTACGGGATTCCTTATCACTTTGATAATTGTCATATACTTGAGTAGCAATATCGTCTAGGTCATCTTCGTCTATCTCTCCACAGAGATCATCGTACCATTCCCCTAGACCAATACCCTCTTCTGAATCTGAAAGTACTTCTTCAGATCCGAAGTCAACAGTAACACCACCATCGGGTTCTACCTCAAAAGATGTTTCACTTTCTTCTGCTACTTCCATATTCATAGGAACAACATTAGATTTAGTTGTATCGTATGGATTCTTTTCAACGGCCATATATTATCCTCCACTCTATCCTATATATTATACACTTAAAAGTTCCAGTACGCAACTCTTTTTTTATGTCTAGGTTCATCTTCCCATTCAGGATCATCAGGATGTAGAAGGTTCCATGAGTCTTTCATGTAGTGAACAGCCATTGTCATAGCATCTACCTGATCGTCATGTGCAGCATTGGGGAAAGTAATTAACTCATCTACTAGTTCTTCAGCCCACTTTCTACCCTTGGGGAACCAGACACGCCCAGCCTCTAGTGATGGAGTAGCAGCATATACCCTAGCTACCTTATCTCTATCAGGCATATAGTCCAGTACAGGTAGACCACCTCTACGCATATCCTGTATCAAAGACTGACCACTAGCTTTCTTTTCAATAATACAAACATCAGGTTTATGTTCATTATATGATAGTTGTGCCATACGTCTTAATTCAGGATATTCATACCTACCACGTAGATTACCCAGTAAGATTAGTTGAGCCTCATTTGTTTCTACACCAGTATGGGATTGTTCCGGTGCATAGAAGATACCCCATGTCTGAATAACACTATAGTCAGCCGTAGTCTTAGTTGAGAAGGCTGTATCATATGTTTGAATAATAAATTCACAGGATGGTGGATCATCATAAGGCCACCACTCAATCCACTTCTTTTTAATTAAGCCACCCTCTTCTGGTGTAGGGTTCTGCATATAGAGAGACTCCCAGTACTTAGTACCGTTAGTGGCTTTGATTTCTTCCTCGTCTATTTTTAAGATCTCTTCGGGTTTCCATTCAGGGAAGTAGGAAGATCCAATAGGCAGGTCTAGTAAATCAGAAGTTTCTTCATCTACCCATGCAGGGATCTTGATGACTTCCCAAGGAATAGTACCATAGTCATGCATCTCCTGTTCCTGTTTAAGTAACCAACCACACAGATCATCGTGGTGATATCTGGTATTAATAATAACAATGGAACCATTAGGCATGATACGGGTACGCAGACCAGAGGGCCACCACTCCTTTACATATCGTCTACCTGCCGCACTGAAGGAGTCTTCTTCAGACATCACATCGTCTAGTATAGCTATGTGAGCACCACGACCAGCTATCTGTGATCTTACGCCAGCAGCATAGTATGATCCCTTCTGATTAGTCTGCCACTTACCAGCAGCACGTACATCCTGTCGTAGCTTAACATTGGTAAATATTTCTTGGAATGTTTCACTGTTAACTATATCTCTTACAGACCTACCAAAATCTGAGGATAACTGATCACTATGTGATACCGTCAGTATCTCATGGTTAGGGTTTTGTCCTATATACCATGCAGGAAATAACTTAGAACAGATAACAGACTTAGAACTACGTGGTGGTAGGAAGACCATCAGCCTCTTTAACTCTCCATCCTGTATTTCCTGTAGTTTATTGGATATAACTTCAATATGTTTACCCATTTCCCAATCAGATACTAGAGTAGGAGCCATCAACTTAACAAAAGATAGAAAGTTAGTATGTGCCTTAGACTGT